ATCAAACGTTCTATCACCAGCAATTTTGAGGTTTCTTCCTCTAAAAGGAATGTTGATAGGAGTGACAGTAGAAGCAGGAAGAGCAGCACCTTTTACAAGGAATCTTGCTTTCGACTCAAGATCATTGACACTAGGGTCAACTACTTCATCGGGGAAAGAAAGAACAACCTCAAAGAGGTTAGGTCTGGCGATACCACCAGACAGTCTGCTCTTGAACCTATCAATAGTACGGTCAGCTGTTTTTGGGGGATTTTGTTGTCTAATTAAGTCCGCCATCGGTTTGTTACCTCTTTAAATTATACTCCGAGAACTTCGTCAAAACTGACACCCGTGCGAGTGGCAACGAAGGTCAGACCGATGAAGTTGATGGAACGATTGGGTTTGATGTAGATATCGGCAACAAATTCATTGTTATCGATCACAGCAGCAGTGTTGTTCGTCTCATCGCACTTGACTACAAAGTCAGTAATGCCTCTCTTCGCTTGAACATCACGGAGGAAAGGCTCAACGATGCTAACGAAGTTTGTTCTTGTAATTTCATCGTTGAACTCAAACATTTGATCTCTAGCAGCAGCCGAGATTGCTTTTTCCAGATAGATGAACAAACGACGAACGTTGATTCTATCGAAAGCAGAAGCTCTTGCCAGACCTGTCTTATCACCAAAGAGAACAATACCAGATCCAGGGGAGAATACGACGGGGTTGATTCTATTAGAATACAGAACGTCTCTTTGTCCCTTGGTTGGGTTGTATGCCAACTTAACGGCATTCAGGATAGCACCTCTCAAGGTTCCAGCAGGAGAGAACCAGGGGAAGTTGTTGATGTCATTTCTGGCACATGTACCAGCAATGTCTCCGTTCATTGGGATGTAACGGAAGGTATCACCAAATCTGTCGTAGGTATACTTGTAAGAACTATCGAACACCGCATAAGAAGACGATGTGATAGCAGAGTAGTAACTTACCAGATTATCGGTGATGGTTGCGGCAGAGTTCAGAGAGATGGAAGCACCATCAGCAAGGAATGCCTGACGATAAGGAGAAACGAATGCGACTACATCCTTTCTTTCTTCGGCAATGGCAATGATCTTTTGAGCAACTGCTTGGGTCTCTTCCTTACCATGAGCACCCGATCCCATCAGCAGGAAATCGATGTCATACTCATCGGGATTCTCAAACAAGTCGTAACCAGTTGCGAGATCACCGACGTTGACGGCAAGACCAGAGTTCGTGGTGATTCCAGTTTTATTTCCGTAGTCTTTACCACCAGAAAGAGTTAAGGTGTTGCTACCATAACCATCAAATACGATGTCGGTAACTTTCTGATCCCAACCACCATCGGCAAAAAGACCGTATCCAGTTGCAGTAGAAAAACCAGTTGTGGTAACACCAAGGGGTTGACCACCACCAAAAATGTTATTGGAGTTGAACTGTAACCATGCTCTCCAGTATTGAGGAGTGCCAGCAGAGAACTCGGCATCGGTTGCCTTAGACAGGCTCAGATGCTTCTCAAGGATAGTACCAGCATTGCCAGTTACTTTTCCAAGATCGTCATATACTACAACGTGCAGTTCATCGTTTCTGGCATTTCTGTCAGCACCATAGGCAGTGGTTGTTGGTCTATCGGCGACTCTGTTCCACTTAATGTTTCCAGATGACAGTGCAATCTCTTGCTGATCGAACCAATCCTGCTGAGCAGTATAGGTAGAGATTCCCATCAGGGAACCACTATTATCGAAGATATGGAGACCAGTAGCAGAATCGGTTCCAACACCAGAGTTAGCAAATCTGTAAGTACCACCTGGTTGATAATCGTAGGCAGTTACTGTTCCAGAAGCAGAAACGTGGTGAGTAAACTTGACTTCCAGACTTGTTCCAGCACCAACGTTGGTTACAAGACCCTTGAAGTATCCATCGAGAACGGAAGTTGTTCCAGCACCAGCAACGACTGTATTGACAGGAACTCTCTGAGTTACGGCATAACCGACAGAAACGGAAGTACCAGAGTAACCAGCAAGAATCTGATCAGACTTACCATCAATGAAGGCAACCTTGATTCCGTTAGACCAAGAACCAGGGTTTTTAGCAACGACAGTTGCACCAGAGATGATATTTGTATCATATCCGTTGTTTACATAGTCATCACTACTCTTAATTTTAATACTTGTTGCTGTCCCAACAAGTCCATTATACAATCCATCGTTATCGGATCTTACTACTCTCAGTACCCCACCATAGGCAAGATAAGAAGAAGCAGTGTACCAATACTCATAATGGTTGTTGGCAGCGTGTGGCTCACCGAAAACGTCGAGCAGATCTGCTTCGGTTTCGATTAATGTGGGAATTTCTACTGGTCCTTTTTCAAAAGGTGCTACGAGACCCGCAGCCTTATCGGAAGTAGGATCGACTCTACCAGCGGTAAGGTCTACCTCTCTTACGACAATACCAGGAGATGCTAAGTTCAGCGGCATCTTTCTCTCCCTATGAAATCCAAATAATGCTAGAGTTATTTATTATTTGGTATCTTTACATTGGGGAAACACTGAATGAACACACTACCAGTCAGGATATTCCCATTCCCTGACTTTCTGCTCCGCTTTTCTCGCATTGAGAACCCGTTTTTTGGTGCATTGCTTACACTCATATGAATAAGCAGAGGGACCACTACCTCTTCTTGTTTTGTAAAAATCTGACATAAGATCTTTTACTTTAAAACAAGTTCTGCATTTTCTATGTTGGAAGAGGAGATGTTCTAGTTCAAACTCTTCTTCAAATTCCATTACAAATATTCCCACATATAAGATCTATCACCATACTCATCAGTGTGCCATCTGGTCCCATCACTGTCTACAAATCCATCATCATTGTGAATACCATCTAAAACAAATCCAAATGGTGCCATATCCTGTTCAATTTGATTTTTTTGTTCTTCATAGATCTTCTTCCGAACATCCTGTTCAGTCATCTCTTTGAAGTAGTCTTGTGCTACTAACCAAGAGAAAATAACAAGGCACATGGCAAGGTCATCGTGACAACCTTCTTCTGCCATAAACGTATTCTTTCTCTGAACAAATGTTGTTAACTCTGCGATAATATCGTAATCACAAGTTGTCAACTTGTCATCTTCAAGTAAAGTTTTTAAATTGGAACATCCTAATTTTTTAACGGCAGCTGTCATTCTGACACCCAACTGTGTCTTAGTCCCAGAGAAACCAGAACCGACAATCTGACCAGCACGACCACGCATAGCACACATCAGAACATTCTCATACTCAAGGTCAAAGAAAAGAATCGATGCTACTTGGTCACCGATATCATTGACTTCGACTAATGTATATGCATAATTGTATGCTTTGGCAACGTCTATAATGATGCTCGGAAATAGCATCGGTTTGATTTCATTACTTTTATATTTTGCTACCACCCTATATGGAAAGTTAGTTATGTCAAATACAATAAAAGCAGAATAATCACCATCGATTCCACGAGCTGTATCGACCGTAATGATGTAGTTGTGGTCTTCCTTCGGGTTTTCATAAATGTCTAGACCAGCATTTTTTTTAATCGGATCATTGTAAACCAATGTCTTCAACTTTGATACACTAATCAGAGTATCAACAGATCCTAAGAACTCACATTCAAACTCAACACGGAACTGTTCTTCTGAAGTGTTGGCAATCGTCTGCTTCTTCCATTTAGCATTCCTTCCAGGAACCTCAGACCAGTGAACCTCCGTTGCGACATATTCATTTCTATCCCGTTCGGCATCATGCCACATACGGTAGAAATGATTCATGCCATGCGGTGTTGAGACTATGATGACTTTTGTGCTTTTACCAGAAGTAATAGTAGGATAAACAGAGGCAAAGAACGAGTCAGCGATGTGGTTCGGGACGAATGCGAACTCGTCGAGAAAGATGATATTGAACGACATGCCTCGGACAGCACTCGCAGATGTAGAAGCTGCCAGTATCTTACTGCCATTTTCCAACTCCATGCTACCTTTATTATATACTAAAATACCTTGCTGCATCCATTTTGGCAAGTTCTCATAAGCAGTTTGTAATCTACCAAGAAGTTCTCTGGCAGTTGCTGCTTTGTTTGCCAGGATGCCAATATTTACATTGTCATTGAAGACCGCATAATGTAAAAGGAAAGACACGCAGGTAGTAGACTTACCAGTCTGACGTGGCATCTTACAGATGTTGAATCTGTTATTGTGAAAGTTCCTGATTAGTTTCTTCTGGAACTTGTACATGTTGAATGGTACAAGACCTTCGTCCAGAGAAACGATTTTTACATAGTTCTCTGCGAAGTAAACAGGATCTTGCTTACACTTGATAAACTCACTAATTTGTTCTTTAGTGAATTCATGAGGAGTATTTGCTTTTTTTAGATTGGGGTTACCAAGATATACATTATCAGACATAAAAATTACCTTTGTTCAATCCAGTTAAGTACCGCAAGTGCTGACTTGTTAGTGTTGGGAGATGCACATGCAAGAGTATAAGTATCGCTGATT